AGCCCATGCGTAAATACCTGGATGATTTCCTGGTGCTGGCTGGCTGCACGCTGATGCTGATCGGCGTGTACAAGGCTCTGCCGGTGCTGACCTGGTTTGTGGCCGGTGTGATGCTGATCGCGCTGGGCGTGCTGTACGGTATGGGAGGCAAGCATGATCATTCGTGACGCGATTCAGGCCGTGCGCAATGTGGCACCCGGCCCGGCGCCGATCGTGCCCCAAACCTGGCCGGAGTTTATTCGCCCGTGGGGCGCCTACAGCAAGGCCGGCAAAGTCGTTTCCGCGGAAACAGCGAAGACGCTGTCTACCGCTTACCGCTGCGGAAATATTTTATCCGACGATATTGCCCGGCTGCCCTTCCAGGAATTCCAGAAGCGGGGCCGGTCGATTGTGCAGGTGCCGCCGAACCCGGTGGAGCACAACATTGCCTATCTGATCGAGATCCAACCCAACCGCTGGATGAACCCGTTTGTCTTCAAAAAGACGATCATCCTGTGGCTGATCTACTACGGCAACGCCTACATCTGGGCTCCCAAAGTTGATTACCGCGAGCTGTTTATCCTGCCCGCGGATAAGACTTTCCCGGTGTTCGACCAGAACGGCAACATCTGGTATCAGACTGTTTTCCCGAACAGCAAAGAGGTGACTTTACCTGGCGAGGAAGTATTTCACCAGGTGATCAACTCCACGGACGGGCTATCCGGCAAGAGCGTGCTCACCTATGCGCGCGAAACAATGGGGCGCCAGCTGGGGGCGCATGAAACGCAGGACCTGGTCTACAGCCAGGGATTGAATCCATCCGCAGCGCTGTATGTGAACGGCGAACTGAGCCCAGAGGCACGAGAAAAGATCAAAAACAGCTACCTTTCGGCCGTGAAGGGCAGTTCTGGATCCGGCGGCGTGGCTGTATTCGATAACACGGTCAATAAATTTGAACCCATCTCCATGACACCCGCGGATGCGCAGTTCCTGGAGACCACCCAGGCCACGGATGCGGAGATCGCCAATTTCTTCGGGATGCCGCTGCACAAGATCAACATGGGCAAACAGAGCTACGAGAGCAACACCGCCCAGCAGCAGGATTACATCGACACCACGCTGGATCCCTACCTGGTGCAGTGGGAACAAGAGGCGCGGTTGAAGTGGCTGCAGCCAGAGGAACAGGCAGACACTTATTTTCGCTTCGTACGCGAGGCGCTGCTGCGCATGAACGCAAAGGAGCGCGCCACTTATCTGAAAGACAAAATCCTGAGCGGGCAGCTCTCGCCAAACGAGTCGCGCCAGATCGATGATATGAGCGCCTACGAGGGCGGCGACAGCTACTACATCCCGGCCAACATGGCGCAGGTTGCGCCAGACGGAAAACTGATCATGGGCGCTGGAACGGATACCACGCCGGCGAAAGAGGACAGTAATGCGACTGAGTGAGCTGCGCGATCGCTACGCTGGCAGGCCAGCCGCTGTTCTGGGCGGCGGTCCGAGTCTGCCCGCCGACCTGGCGAAGGTGCCGGCCGGCGCGCTGTTGATCGCGGTCAACTACCACGCCTTCCACCTGGTCCAGGCGGACTTCATGGTCTACAACGATCACCCAGAGAGCGACCCGCGGCTGGATGAGGCGGTAAAGACCACGAAGGCCGTGCGGGTGAGCGCGGATCCGACATCGGATGTGACCTTCGATGTGCCGGTGTGGACGGGCTTTTATTCCAGCAACACCGCGGCCTGGTTCGCGCTGTGGCTGGGGTGCGATCCGGTGATCCTGTGCGGGATGGATTGCTACCAGGGCGACAAGGTTTACTTCCACCCCTATGACCACGACTGCCCGGTATTTCACTACCCGCTCGAGCACCACCTGCAGCCGTGGATCGAAGATGGTCGAAACCTGCTGCCGCACGTCGAACGCCTGAAAGCCGCGAGCGGGCCGCTCGCTTCTGTTTTTGGATTATTTGAAAGTGAGGTCTTATGAAAAATACTCCCATGCGCGTTTTTGAGGGGACAGCAAAACCCCACGAGCCGTTCTGGACGCTGCGCAACGCCACCGATAGCGAGAGCGGCGAGCCGGAGATCGAATTCTACGGCTACATATCCGAGTATTCCATGTTTGAGGATGAAATAACGCCGGCGATGTTCAAGGCGGACCTCAACAATCTTGGCCAGGGTGGGCCGGTGACGGTGCGCATCCATTCTGGCGGCGGCGATGTGTTCGCGGCCAGCGCGATCCGGGCGATCCTCATGGACTACCCGGGCCGGGTGACCACCCGCATCGACGGTCTTTGCGCCAGCGCGGCGACTTATGTGGCCACTGCCGGCGACCGCGTGTTGATGCAGGACAGCGCCTTCTTTATGATCCATGATCCCTGGATGCTCACCTGGGGCGGGGTGGATGACCTGAAAGCGGCCATCAACCTGCTTAAAACGATCAAGAGCGGCATTATCGAAGCCTACCAGAGCAAAACCGCCTTGACCGCCGATGAGCTGGCGAAGATGATGGCGGCTGAGACCTGGATGACTGCCCAGCAGGCGCAGGAATATGGGTTCGTGGATGAGGTGATCACCAACTCGCCGGCGAAGGTGCTCAACATGAGGAATGTGGCGGTTTTGAACTGCCTACGGAACTATGCCAATGTGCCGGCTGAGCTGCTGGCTGAAGTGGAAGAGGCCCCGCAGGGTGAAGCCGTAGATGAGGATGTAACAGGTGAGGAAGACTCCAGCGAGCTGACTGATCCTGATGCAGATGAAACCGTGGAAGGAGGTGATCCCACTCTCGCGCCAGACGGCGTGACAGAATCCATCTCCCAGGACGCGCAGAAACTGCGCGACTACCTTGACGTGTTTGGACCGAGGTGACCATGCAAAAACTAAGAGAGTTGTGGAATGCGGCCAAAGCGGCCGATGCGAAGGTGCAATCCATCCATGCTGAGATGGTTGCAGCCCTCGATGACGGTACAGAGGAAGGCAAGCAGAAAGCGCTTGACCTTCGCCCGGCGCTGGACGAGGCGAAGGCGGCTGCCGACGCGGCCAACCTGCTGTACATTGACGCGCGGGACGCGGAGCCGGAAGACCCGGATGCCGCCGCGCGCCTGTTCGTCCCCGTCCCAGCCTCACAAAGCCAACCGGCCAAAGTGATGACCCGGGCGGAATTTGATCAGCTGCCCGCTGCCAAAAAGCAAGATTTCATGCTGGCAGACGGACACCTTACCGACTAGTCGGAGAATTTCTCCGACTACGCAATCATCCTCATTTTGTGAAAGGAATTCTGCAATGACCGCAAATACACTCACGGGGTTGATCCCCACCATCTATCAGGCGAAGGAAGTCATCCTTCGCGAATTGACCGGTTTCATCCCGGCCGTCACAATGGACGGCTCCGGCGAAGAAGCCGCACTCAACCAGACCATTTCCTGGCCTGTGTCTGTTGTCGGCGATCCAGACGATGTTGCCGCTGCGGCAACCGGGCCGGATCCGGCCGGCGTCACCCAGGGCGCTGATACCATGACCATCAGCAAGTCCCGCTCGGTCACGTTCCACTGGACCGGCGAGGAACAGAAGTCCCTGAACGGCATGTACAACCAGATCCTGCTCAACCAGTTTGCCAAGGCGATGCGCAAGCTGGTGAACGAGATCGAAACCGATCTCGGCGCGCTGTACATTTACGCCAGCCGGGCTTACGGCACAGCCGGGACCGCCCCCTTCGGCACGAATTACGCCGAAGCTGCCCAGATCCGCAAAATCCTGGCGGACAACGGCGCGCCGATAAGCGACCTACAGCTGGTGATCAACACCTCTGCAGGCGCCAACATGCGCACGCTGGCAGCTTTCAACGCTGCGAGCGATGCCGGATCGAGCGATCCGCTGCGCCGCGGTGTGCTGTTGGACGTTCACGATTTCGCCATCCGCGAAAGCGCGAAGGTTGCCAGCCACACCAAAGGCACCGGCTCGGGATTTTTGGTTGACCTGACCGCGGGTTACGCGGCTGGATTGACCTCGTTCCATGCCGACACCGGCCTCGGGATTATCAAGGCGGGCGATATCCTGACCAACACCAAGACCGGACGCGACACCAATAAATACGTCGTGAAGACCGGAGCGACCGGTGGAACCGGGGTGGATGTGGATCTCGTGCTGGCCGATCCCGGTCTGCAAATCGCCTGGGTCAACAATGACCCGCTGTCTGTTGGCGCTAACTATGCTGCCAACCTGGCCTTCAGCCGGTCGGCCATCCACCTGATGACCCGCGTACCGGCCATGCCGGAAGGCGGCGATGCAGCCGAGGATGTAATCGTTGTGACCGACCCGCAGACAGGCTTGTCCTTCCAGGTCGCGTTGTACCGCCAGCGCCGCCGCGTTGCCTTTGAAGTTGGCATCGCCTGGGGCGTCAAGGCTGTCGAGTCCGAAGCGATCGCGATCCTGCTGGGCTAACCCTCTTCATCTCTCACCCCTGATCCCTCTCCCCGCGAAACGGGGAGAGGGAAAGAGAAAGGAACGATCAATGGCGAATGTTTTGACTG